TTAAGGCTTAGCACGTTGACTCTTCGAAGCGGCTGCAATCGCAGAACAGACCAGGTTGTCGGTTGCGGTCCTAAGTAGTTGGCTCTCGACAGTGGCTGCGATTGTGCGCCGCGCAAGGAATGCATCGTAGTCTGAATGCTTGATCCGGTATCCGATGCGGCTGCCATGCTTGCTGGCTTTGAGCTCTCCTGTCCGGATCCAAAGTCGAACGGTCTGCTCATTGGCCCCCAGGTGCCCCGCGATATCAGCGACAGTCAACATAGGTTCGCTAGCGCTCATCTATCCCTCCTCTATTTGGCGTAAGTGTACGGTGAAGCGGTGTGATGGCGGGTGAGGGTGATTGATCGTAAGTGGTCCCTGATAGCTGCAGGCAGTGATACCGGCCAACAACGATACCTGCGCCCAACACTGCTAACCTAAGGTCGCTCACGAAATAAAGAGCGCTCCAATAGCGACTATGAATATCCAGAGACAGGAAGATTGCGATTTCTACTTGATTTTATTGAATTGCAGAGATATTGTGATCACTGTAAGAACAAGTGATCTATCGAGTTGCGAGCTAAGAGGTTGCCGAAATGACGACGCGTGCAGGGCTGCGCAGCTCTCTGCGAGAGCGGCTCGAGGACACTGGGGACGCGCCGCTTTGGGCTGATGGTGCGCTCAATGAATTCCTCAATCAAGCCATGCGCGTCTACGGCGTTCAGATCCCAACTCAGTCGACGGCAGCGACAGGCTCAATTGCCGCTGCGGCTACCTCGGTGGCACTTCCGGCCGGTGTGGATGCCGATGAGGTGGTGTCGGTCCGCAACGTCGCCGGCGAGACGGTGCCGCGCTTTGACGACAAGGTGGTCGGCGCTGCTCCGCTCGACAGCCGGGGGATCGCCCAGGGGTGGGTGGCGTGGGGCACGACGCTGCGGTTTCGGCGGCCCATCGTTGGAACTTCTGAGATCGGTATCTGGAGCATCGATTACACCGGGGGCCGGGAGCTCGTCGCGGACGATGTCACGGCGCAGCCGATTGTGGCGGGCGATGAGCCAATCGTCGTCGCCCTGGCAGCGGCGGCCGCGTTTGACCGCCGTGCGGCCGAGTACGGCAAGCGCGGAGATGCCGTCGCCAGCAAGGAGATGCGGGCGGTTGCAGCGGCGGTGCGGGAAGAGGCTGACGCGATGGTCGGGGCGCGCCGGCGCCGGCCACGCTCCGGCTTTCTGCATGTCGATGGGGAGTAATGGAGTTGGGGGTGTGGGGTGGCGACAACGGGCCGGGAGCCGGGCGCTGCAAGGCCCGCGGCTCGGCGGACCCGCTGTGGCGCGCCAGGCTGCACCAACTTTGCCCGGGGAGCAACGGGGTACTGCGCGGCACATAAGGGACTGGTGGGGCATGGTGATCAGCCGAAGGCAGATGGCGAGACCTTTGCCGAGCGCATGGAGCGTGAGGGCCAGGAGCGCCGGGCGGAGGCCGCAACTGCGTTTCGGCGGCGCATGGAGTCGGGCGACTACCGGGAGCTGTTCGGCGAACGCCTGAGGGCGCTCATGGTCCAGGCGGCGGCTGAAGGCGGAGTTGCTGACGAACTGGCGATCCTGCGGATTGTGATGGCGCGACTGGTGGCCGAGGAAGATGACCCGGTGACGCTGGCCAAGGCGGTGGCGCGGGTGGCGGCGGTGAGCATCCAGGCGGCGCGGGCGCAGCGTGCGATCAACGGGCAATTGGCCGATGGGCTGACGGACGCGCTGACGACGATCCTGATGGAGATCGAGGGCGGTGGGTAGTGGCACGCGATGAGCGGGCGGAGCGGCTACGGCGGGCAATTGACGGGCTGGCGGCGAAGAAGGAACTGCCGCCGGCGGTCGATCTCTCGCCGCGGTCCGCGCACGAAGTGGTGACGCGGCAGATGGTGACCGATCTCGCGAGCGACCTGAGTGAAGTCAAGACCCGCGTGAACGCAATGCTCTGGCTGATGGTGGGCGCCGTTGCGGTCGATGTGGTCATGCGCCTGGCCGGAGCGCGGTAGTGGAGACGGAGGGTGAGAGTGCAATCGTGCTGGAGCGATGGCATGCCGGACGTAACGCGTGTAGGGGGTGCCAGTCGCTGGATGGACTGCTGTTCTTCAAGGGGGGCGGACCGCAGCCTGGCCCTCCTCCACGCGGCGTGCACTGGGGGTGCAACTGCCGCCGCCGGCTGGTCGATACGAGCGGCATGTCCGGAGTCCGGCTGATCCGGATGGCGCGTGAGGCTCGGGACAACGGGCGACGAACAGCGGTCTTGCTCGCGGTGGCTCGTGAACTCGCGAGTCAGCCGTAGGGCGAATGAGCGGAGGTGGCGGGATGGAGACGGAGCAGAAGCAGGAGAACGCGGAAACCACGCCGGCGGTGGTGGCTATCGAGACGACCTCGGTGGCGGGGTTTAGCGAAGCCGACCTGGGCAAGGTGCGGGACCTGGTGCTGAAGGCGCACCCGGAGGTGGTGCCGGAGCTTGTGCGCGGCGGATCGATTGATGAACTGATCGCATCGGTGACGCCGGCACAGAGCGCCTATCAGCAGATCGCGGAGCGCGTGCGCGCTGGCAATACAACCGTTGCGACCACGGAGACGACTGTCGTGACCACGCCGCCGCCGCCGGTAGTACCAGCTGGCGGAACGGCCGCGGTGGTGGATCCGGTGACGTTGTCGCCCACAACCAAGATTTCACAGGCGCTGGCGGCTCGAAAGAAGAAGTAAGGCGCGAACTCTGGTTCACGGACTAGCGGGATAAGGAGATAGCTGACATGGCAATGACGAAGGTTGAGGCAGCGAAGCTGACGCAGGACATGTTGCTGCGCGGCGTGATCGAGACGGTGATCACAGAGTCGATGATTCTGGAGCTGCTGCCGTTTATGGAAGTGATTGGGACGGCCCTCACCTACAACCGCGAGGCGACTTTGCCTTCGGCAAGCTTCTACGACCCGGGCGATACCTGGACAGAGGCAACGCCGACCTTCACCCAGGTGACCGCCTCCCTGAAGATCCTGGGTGGCGACGCGGACGTGGACAACTTCATCCAGCAGACCTACGCCGATCCGAACGACATCGAGGCCGAGGCGATTGCCTCGCGTGCGAAGTCGGTGGCGTACGGCTACAACGCCGCGTTCATCACTGGCGACTCGGCGGTAAACGCGAAGAGCTTCGACGGGATCGCGAAGGCAACTCCTGCGGGGCAAACGGTGTGGGTGGGCACGAACGGCGGACCGCTGACTTTGGACCTGATGGATCAGGTGATCGACCTTGTCAAGCCGGGGCGGCCGGACGCGCTGCTGATGAGCAAGCGCAGCCGGCGCAAGCTCTCAGCGCTGCGCCGCTCGTCGGGCAACCTGCTGGAGACGGACCGCACCGACTTTGGACGGCGGGCGCTCTTTTACGACGGCATCCCCATCCTTGTTGATGAGAACCAGCCGGACAATGAAGTGCGCGGCACCAGCGGCGCGGTCTGCAGCTCGATCTACCCGATCAAGTTCGGCACCGAGGGTGTAATGGGGATCGAGAACGGCGGCATCAGCATCGAAGAGATCGGTGAGCTCGAGACGAAGGACGCGACCAGGCACCGCATAAAGTGGTACGCCGGTCTGGCGGTCTTCTCGGAGCTCGCGGTGGCGCGACTGGGCGGCATCACGGCGGCCTAATTGGTGGCGCGGTGATGCCGCGCAGTAATGCGGGCGGTGCGCGCGGGGTAATGGCACCCTGGCGCGCCGCCTTATCGGATGAGCGAAAAGCGTAGGGGCTGCCAGTGAGCTGGGGCATGGGGACAACAAGCGCGCCGCCGGCGCGGGTGGATCCCTTTGAGCGGGACCGCAGCCGGCTAGCTCGCTATAAGGAGCGGCGCGCATTCTACGAAGGCGAGCAGTGGGCTGGGAGGGCGCGCCGGCGACAGACGCGCATGACGATCAACTACGCGCGGGCGCTGGTGCGCAAGGTCGTCTCCTACGCACTGCCGGATCGAGTCGGCTTTTCGGTGCCGGCGCCAACGCTCCCGGTTGATCCAACGCCGGCAGATGACACGCGAGCAGGAGACCCGCCGGAGGGGGCGGACATCATCCGCGCCCGGCAGCATGCAAGTGAGCAGCAGGCGAACGCGGTTGAAGGGCTCCTGACAGAGCTGCTCGACGAGCTCGACGCGGACCGCATTGATTTCGCCCTGGCGATCGACAGCGCTGTGCTCGGCGACGGCGTCGTCAAGGTCACCTGGGACACCGTCGCCAAGCGACCACGGCTGGCGGTGGTCGATCCTGCGACGCTGCTTGCGTGGTGGAGCCCGGACACACCAACTGAGGCGTACCGCTTCCAGCAGCAATATGTCTTGCCGGGTCAGGCGGTGATGGCGCTGGGGTGGGCGGCGCAGGGGGCAATGATCCCGGAGCGTACCTACCCGGTGGTCGAAGACTGGACGGCAGAGCGGTGGACAGTCAGCGTTGCCGGTCAGGTGGCGCGCGACGAGGCAAACCCCTACGGCTGGCTGCCGTATCTGGTGCTGCCGAACAACCCGAGTGGGTCGCAGTTCTGGGGCGAGAGCGATCTTGACGACCTGTTGGATCTCTGCAAGCAGCTCAACACGCGCGTCAGCGCACTAGCAGACATCCTCGAGCTGGCCGGCTGGCCGATCACCGTTCTTGAGAATGTGGATTCAGCTGAGGGGATTACGGTCGGACCTGGGGCGCGCTGGGAGCTTCCCGAGGGCGCCAAGGCGTATCTGTTGAACCTCCTGAAGGATGGCGGCGTCGAACAGCACGTCGCCTACATCGGCGAGTTGCGCACCGCGCTCCACGACCTGGCGGAAACGCCGCGCACGGCGTTCGGCGAGTCCGGACGCGCGATCGCCGGAGCTGCTCTGCAGGTGGAGCTGCAGCCGCTCGTGCAGAAGACGAAGCGCAAGCGACGGGGGCTTGAGTCGCTGTATCGCCGCCGCAACGCCATGTTGCTCGACCTGATGGAGCGGTTCGGTGGGGCGCCAGTACACGGGCTGCGGCGGACGGTGCCGGTGTGGCCGCCGATCCTGCCGAACGACCGCGAGGCGGATACGCGTATCGGCGTGCAACTCGTGTCGCAGGGCATCCGCTCTCGGCGATCGGTGGCGGCAGACCTGGGCGAAGAGGACCCGGACGCGGAGATGGAGCGGATCCGCGAAGAGGCGCAGGGTGGGGCAGAAGAGGCAGGGGGCGATGAGCAGGGCAACCGAGCGGCGCGCGGAACGACGCCAGGCGGCGAGAGCGACGGAGCCGGACCGGAGGATAGCGAAGACACGGAGCCGGATGCCCCAGGCAAGGCAGGAGCGCAGGGGCGAGAAGCCCGCGCCGCGGCCGGCGGCAGTGGGTAGCGGCGTGGCTGGCGGACAGGCAGCGCAGGCCATCGAGCGGGCTCAGTCGAAGCTTGGGGCGCGCTATGTACTGGCGACCGCAGGTCCAGAGACCTTCGATTGCTCCGGGTTCACCTGGTGGGTGGCTCAGCCGATTCTCGGGCCGCTCGACTACGAGTTGCGCTCGAGTCATCACCAGTTCAACGTCTGGGGCGAGCGGTTGCGGGAGCGTGATCCGCAGCCGCTGCGGCCTGGTGATCTGCTCTTCTTCGACAGCATGGGCGTGAGCGTGTTCGGTAACCGGGCTTCGCACGTCGGCCTGTATCTGGGCGACTGGCAGATGATCCACGCCGCGAACGAAGACGATGGGGTGATCATCAGCCGGCCATTCGAGGGGTGGTACGCGCCGCGATACATCGGCGCGAGGCGCATCTTCGACCTGGGCGCGCCGATGGTGGTTGAGACGCCGGCGCAGTTGCCGGGGCCATCCGTGCATGAAGCGCCAGAGACGGGCCACGCGCTACGGCTGCTAGCGGGACCCATCGTGACGCGAAACCAATGGAACGGCGATCACTTTCCGGTCGGATGGGAGCGTGTGGCAGCGTACGCCGCAACCATCGGCTGGGCTGCGGAGGAGTCGCGGGTCGACGCTCGCATCGTTGCGGCGCTGGGACTGATGGAAACGCAGTTCACGCAGTCCCGGGATGGCGACGTGCTGCGGGTTGCGGACGGCTTTCCGGAGGACGGGCCGAGCGTTGGCGTCATGCAGGTGAAGCCGAAGGTGTGGCAGTGGCTGCGGCCGGACCTCGATCCCAACGTCATTGGCGACAACATCCGGCTCGGCGCGGCCGTCATCGCGCACCTGATTGCCGCGGAAGATGGCGACGTTTCGGCTGCCGTGCGGCGCTGGTACCCGGGCAAGGACATAGAGCGCTACCTGGCCACCTTCTGGGGCCTGATGGGAGAGATGGGTGATGCCTCCTGATCTGCTGGTCATCGGAGTGCCGCTGGTGATCGTGGTCCCGGCGCTGGTGGAACTCGCGAAGCGGATGGGCCTGGCCACGCGCTGGGCGGGCCTGGCGAGCATCCTGAGTTGCGCGCTGGTGCTGGGCCTGCTGCGGCTGCAGGGTGATGCGCAGTACGGCGGGGTCGCGGCGTGGGCGCTGACCTCGATCATCTACGGCCTGGCGGCGGCAGGCCTGTACAGCCAGGTCGACAAGCTGAGCCGGGGGTAATTGATGTCGGTGCAGGACGCGGTGCTGGGCGATGTGCACCTGACCATCGTGCCTGGCACCTACCGCAAGAGGAATAAGGAGTCCGGGCGCAGCGCGGTCACCGAGCGGATCGTCATCGACCAGTTCGACGGCCAGCGGCAGGCGATCCGGGCCGGCGGGGACCTGGCAGGCTATGCCTGGGACGGTCTCGCGGTGGGCCCGGCGTTTGATGGGCGCGGCGTCGAGCCGTTCCCACAGAGCGCGGCCTTTGGTGACACGATCGCGGACACGCCGACGCTCGCCAACAGGGCGTATTTCTGCCTGGCTGGTGGATTCTTGTGGATGGGCCTGGGCCGGCGCATTTACAAGAGCGCGGCCACGAGCTCGAGCACCTGGTCTGCGTTCACCGCCGCGGCGGATCTCGGGGCCGGCTACACCATTGGCGGGCTGGCGTACTACCAGGACGATCTGCTGGTCCTGCTCACCTCGGGGCAGGAGGTCCGCAAGCTCAACACGAACACGAACGCGCTCACGATCTGGCGCGCCGGCGAGAAGGGCCAGGTCGGCGCGAACTATGCCGGGCAGCTCGTCTATGCGCCGAAGCTGGCCGGTGCGCAGGAGGAGCTGCGCATCTCCGGGCTGAAATGGAACGGCAATGCGGAGACGTATCAATTCTTCCTGGATGCGCCCATTGTCAACATGGCGGCCTACGGCGGCGCGGTGATCGTGGCCACGAAACAGAGCCTATGGCGCGTGACCGGGCGCAACTACCCAGGGGAGGCGGACGATCCCGCGGTGACCGCGGACACGTCCAAGGCGCCCATGTGGACGCAGGACCCGGAACCGGTCATGTCGCATGGGCAGTTCGTGGAGGCAACCGACTTCACGTTCCTGGCCTCCTATCGCGGCACGCTCTTTACCTGGCTCGGCGGGCGCGTTGCGGAGTGGAACGGCAGCAACGAATGGCGGAAGCATGGCCCGGAGGGGATCGCCTGCTATGGCGGCTGCGTCGCCGGCGACTGGCTTATTGTCGTCATCCGATCGCGCCTCGGGTTCAACTCCGAGATCTGGGGCTACAACGGCGCGGGCTGGTGGCGCTTCACGTCGAGCGCCTCGCCGATTTCCTGCTGGCCTGGGCCGGCTGGAGGTGCGGGCAACCGTGACCTCATCGTGATGCGGGACAGCTCGATCACCTATGACCTGTTCCGGCTCTATCCGCGCTCCACGACCTCACTCAGTTACGCGAGTACGGGCCAGTGGGTGTCGTCGCTGATCGACGCTGGTGATCCGTCCCTGCTGAAGAACTGGCTGGCGATCGGTGCGAGCTTCGCAGCGCCCGCGGCGCGCGGCAACCTGGCGTCTTCGGATGGCATCACGTGCACGCTGGACTATTCGACGGATGCCGGCGTCACCTGGAGCACGGTGGCGACGTTGAGTACGACCCTGGCGACGACGCGCACCTTCGACTTGCAGAGCGCGTGGGAGAGCTCGGTCAGCGCGCGGTTCTTGCAGCTGCGAGTGACCTGGTCGAGTGTGTCGGATTGGGCGCCGGTGCTGGTGAATGTGTGGGCAGAGGTGGAACGGCCGCCGGTGGCGCTGCAGCGGCGCTCAACATGGGAATTTGATGCCAGGATTGCCGACCGTACCCTGCGGCGTGATGGCAACGTCGATCCGCGCGATGGACAGGAGCAGCGGCGCTCGCTTTGGGACGTCTACGACTCCGGGTCAGATGTGCCCTTCATTGAGACCGACGCGGGCCTTTGGACGCCGGCGCTGCAGCCGGGCCGCGCGCTGTGGCTGCAGGCCGATCAGCTCAGCGGGATGCTGGATGGAGACCTGCTGAGTACGTGGCCGGACGCCTCGGGGCTTTCCGTGCCGTACGCCGCGCAGACCGCCGCGGCGGCGCGGCCGCGCTACCGCACGGCACAGGTGAATGGCAGGCCGGTGGTGCGGTTTGCGGGCGACGACTGGCTGACGGTGGCCTCGGTCCTCGGCATCACCGCGCAACCCTACTCCGTGGTCGCGCTCTGGAAGCCGAACGGGACCGCGCAGGCGCTGATGAGCTTGGCGAGCAATGGCCTCGTCGTGACAGACCTCGATGACGATGTGGGCATCTCCGCCGGCTCCGCGCTCTTCAACCTCAACGCGCATCCCTTCGGGGCCTGGCACATTGTCTCGGGTGTCTTTGCCGGCGCTGGCAGCGCGGTCGCAGTCGATGGTGGCGCGCCAGTTACCGGTTCGGCTGGCTCTGGCATTCCCGCTGGCTCGCTGACGATTGGCGCAGGTGCTGGTGGGGCGTCGCAGTGGCTTGATGGCGACCTGTTTGGCCTGGTGATCACCAGAACGGCGCTCACGACAGCGGAGCGACAGCGGCTGGAGGGGTATTGGGCCTGGCAGGCAGGGCTGGCCTCGTCGCTTGCCAGCAATCACCCGTACAAGACGGCGGCACCACTGCGATCCAGCCCGGTGCGCATCGCAGAGATCGAAGAGACGATCGCGCGACCGCGTGATGCTGAGCGTTGGGGTGATTCGGTCGTGCACCTGGTGCTTGAAGGCATCTAGCGGTGTCGCTGGTGGGGGGCGACCCCGGAAAGCTGGCCGATGCGCTGCGCCCGCTCGTGCATGACGTCGGCGATTACTCCCGGGTGCTGCTGCCACAGCAGCGGCTGCGCGAGTATCAACTCCGGCCGGCGCGCGCGATCGCCGAGAGCGTCACGCGAGGCCTGGGACGGCAGTTCGCCGTCGTCTTCTCCCGGCAGGCGGGTAAGGATGAGACCCTCGCGCAGCTCGTCGCCTGGCTGCTGACGCGCTACCAGCGCGGTGGCGGCAACGTGGTGCTCGGCGCACCAACAATGACGCAGGCGCTGGTGAGTCGAGACCGGCTGGTGAGCCGGCTGAGGCTGTCTCCGCTGTCGATCGGCCGCATCCGGGAGCGGGAGGGCTACATCGTTGACCTGGGGCAGGCCTCAGCACGATTTCTGTCGGCGTCGCCGACGGCCAACCCCCGCGGCCAGACCGCATCCTTGCTCCTGATCGGTAATGAGAGCCAGGACATTGACCCGGCGATCTGGGATGCGCGGTTTGACCCGATGGCGGCGAGCACGAACGCGACAACCGTCTTTCTGGGCACCGTGTGGGACAAGAACGGCTTGCTGTATCGCCAAATGGAGCACCTGGGCGCGCTGGAGGCGCGGGATGGGGTACAGCGTGTGTATCGAGTGCCCTGGCGACTGGTGGCGGAAGAGCTTCCGGCGTACGGCGACCGTGTGAGGGCACGGATCGAGCAGTTCGGTCCGCAGCATCCCTTCATCCGCACCGAGTACGAGCTCCAGGTCCTCGACGGCGAAGGTGGACTCTTTCCGCCGCACCGCCTGGCACAGTTGCAGGGCGATCACGCACGTCGGCACCGGGCCGAGCCAGGCAAGAAATATGCGGGCCTCCTGGACGTCGCCGGCGAAGAGGAAGAGGGCTCGGGTCCGAATAGCTTCGATAATGCCGCGAGGCGAGACAGCACGGCGCTAACAGTGGTTGAGGTAGAGACACGAGGCCGCGAGCTACCGACGTATCGGGTTGTTGATCGCATGGCCTGGACGGGGGTGCGACATACAGCGCTGCACGCGCAGCTGCTCGACCTGGTGCGCAACGTGTGGGGTATGGCGGCGCTGGTGGTTGACGCGACGGGCGTCGGCGCCGGCCTGGCGTCGTTTCTGAGTGATGCACTCGTGCGAGGACCGCGGCGCGTGATCGTGGAACCGTTCATCTTCTCCGGCTCCAGCAAGAGCGAGCTCGGCTGGGACTTCGTCGGCCTCATCGATGGCGGGCGGATCAAGGAGTATGCTGACGACGGCGATGAGCTCACGCGGATCTACTGGCATCAGCTAGCTGCCTGCACC